CTCCGCCAGTAATATCAGCTACAAATGGAAACATATAGCTATCTAAAGTTGGCGTGCTGCTTGTCTGATTGCCAATATCAAACAAGGCAATCTTATCATTTACCGCACTCGGGCAAAAGCAAATCGCTTCCAGATGCATACCATTTGGAAACTGTACCCGGCTATCCCAGTCATCAGTTGTGGGAATTAGGGTAACCATCATTCCTCGAATTTTCGGAACAGGGGCTGCCATCTTCTATTCCTCCAGACCAAAATAAAATTGTTGTGTAGTTGTTATAACCATTCTACACAGGACCGTCATCAGTGATTGACCAAGTGTATGTGCCTACCAAACTCGTTCTCGCCGCCTCCACTGCACCTCCAGCGGTGTATTTAGCAGAGCCAGCATGGAAATTAATTCCAGTAGCGGGAGCTTGTGCTTCCCACGACACCAGCAAAAGATCATAATTCGTGGTGCTAAATGCTGTATCTTCCAGTATCGTCTGAAGAGCCGTCGCCCCGGTAAGCGATGTAATGTCAAAGCCAGACAAATCCTGATCAAACACCGTACAATATCGAAACATACTTTGCATTGAGGTAGCACTAGACGTATTAAAATTGGCGACTGACTGATTAAAGGCAGAACACGTACGGAACATAAAACTAAAGTTGGCAACATTCGAGGTATCAAAATTATCTACCGACTGGTTAAAAGTCGTACACCCAGAAAATATACTGTTCATATCTCTAACTTCAGATGTATCAAAATTCGCCACACTTTGGTTAAATGCCGGACAGCTAGAAAACATATTATTCATGGTTAATACGCTAGACGTATCAAAGTTCGCCACACTATCATTAAACAGCGTACAACTCATAAACATAGCCCACATATTTGTTACGCTGGATGTATCTAATGTAAGTAAACTTGGAAACGTCGCCAAGCTAGAGCATCCCTGGAAAGCATACGCCATGTATGTAGTTCCAGTCATATCTAAAGTATCAGTTGCCGGAATTGTTAAATTACTACAGCCATAGAAATAATACCCAGTATTACCTAACCGCAGTGGCCCCCAGGCTTCGACGGTGAGAATCTTGCGCCTATCACCGCCGTTGTTAAAATACCAGCCTTTGATAGAGCCCCATATCTTAACTGTGTAGGTGCCAGCCCCTCCAGCAAACGTATGGGTTACATCAGATTCATTATAGGATGTAATTCGATCCCGCTCCCCACCATCACCCCAGTCGACGTAGAAATCATAGGTGCCACTACTTTGCAGAGGCAGCGTTATCTGATCAGCGTTAGATGTCCCGGCGTTATCGGTTTTCCAGGTAGTGGTAAAATACACATCTTCATCATCTACATACGATAGGATTATATCCAGATCACTAGTCACAGTGAGGTCGTAATCAGTATCGTCCGAGGATGTCATACGCCAGCTGGGCGGCCCCTTCTTCTCTCCTATATTGGTGACCACCAGATTCCCACTGTTATCGACAGTTATACTATACTGGTCAACATAAAAAACAAGTTGCGGTGTACCCCAGGTGGCTGCAGTGGTGGTCAAAACAGCTGGATCAACTACAGTAGTGGTGTAGTTAGTTCCATCAGGACTAATTAAACAAAATGAGCCGTAGCCGTAGGTCGCAGTCTGGTAAACATCAGCCTGCCGAGGTCGAGCATCTCGCACTCTCGAACGCTCTGGTATGGCCCGCAGATCCTCCTGCGGGTTTTTCGAATACCACACATCTGGGGCAACACGATAACCATCCCAGGTTTTCCGAGTCTGACTCTGCAGAATCTTCCTGCCCGTTATGTCACAGATACACCAGTTATCGCCTGGAATGTATGGCACAGCTACCGACTCCTTGATTAATATTGTTGTTGATTATTTATTATTTCGAATTTCGAAAAAATTCATTTCCCTATCTTCCCCAACGGCATCCTCGGACCTTTCGCTCTCCCACCACCTTTAGGCTTCGGCACCTTCGCTGCAGACCGCCGTTTTTTCGATCCCAGCTTCTTCGCTCCCACCAACGCTTTAGGCCAGCTTCCGGTTGTGATGGTCATCGCTTTCTCCTTTTTTAGAAATGGGCCACGCCACTCGACATGATAAGCGTGGCCCTCACAGGTTATTGATTCCATTCAATACTGTCGTAATTATCACGATACGCCTTGGTTACTTTCCAAGCTGGATTCTCACCAGTGAAGAAACCCCGCTCTTCAGCCCCTTTCACCATCTCAGGCCGGCAGTCAAACGCCACTTCTCGGTAACGCTTCAGAGTTTCTGGCGACAATCCAGCTGGCATAATATACCTACTCCTATGCGGCAACTTCGACAGCTTTACCAGTGGTACCAGCAGTCGGCACAGCACCTTGAACGTAGATATTCAAACTAGCACCGCCAACAGCCGTCACGTTAATTGAAGCATGGTCGATGATCAGAACATCACCCGCAGTCTGTGCCGCGCCAAAATTAACAGCATCAGCAGGATCGGCGGTGGCAAGAACACAGTTCCAGAAAACAGGGCGAATGAAAAGCAAACGCCGTTCAACGTCAGTGGCATTGGGGCCATAGACGAAGCAAACGTCAACATGGGCCGCTTTTCGCAAGAAGGTGCAATCGACAAAGGAACAATCCCGAGCAACCTTCCCAGAGACTATCTCTCTAGTGAGTAGAACATTAGGCAGTTCTATCCCCGCCGCACCTTTTTCATTTACCAAATCTCCAAAGGTACATCCATAAAACTGACTGGAGTCACCATTGAGAAGAACTTCAGCGCTAAGATCAGTGGTAAGTAAAGCGCCTTTATAGAACTCACAGTTATTGTACCGAGTGTACTCACCCGCCTCTGCCACAGTAAAAAGGTTTGTAGCCAAGGTGTTAGAATTACTAAACTTAATACCAGTAAAGGTATTTCTAACACCTGTGTTCTTTAAGGTAGCAATGTCTGCGGCCGCTGTAGTAACACCCAAAGTAACCCTTGCACCAGCACCATAGCCTAAACCAGGAGGGAATCCATTACAACCAAATACATGGACACGACTCTTGGTGAAGTCTATCATGGCTGTTTCAACTACTTCAGCATAACCATTAATTAAGATGAAGTCGTTGTTATTGGTAGTGCAAGCATCATGAGCAGTACTCAGGGTCTTGAATGGCCTCTTGGGAGATTTTCCAGAGAAGTTATCACTACCCTTACTATAATCAACAAACCACACATTACCAAATGTAGGCGGCAAACCACCAAACACAGGCATCCCAAAAGAAGTAATGCCGCTAGGAAAATTAGTCCAAGCCATTTCTTACCACTCCTTTAAGAGCAGGGCAGACCCTTTCAAAAGGCCTGCCCCAGTAAGGTTGTTGTTTACGCCGGGGCGCTGCCATACACAGTACGCCAGTCAGACCACCCGACACTATAATAATCGAAGGCAGCATACTTCGCATTCTTGGTATCGAAGTCGTTGTCTTCGTCAAACTGCAACGGAACCCGCTGGAAATGCTTGGCTCCATCGGGGCAGTTGGTGCGGACGAAATAATTATCAGCGTCGGTCAGATAATTATTCACCTTAATACCACCAGGCAACGCACCAGTTGATTTCAGCGCATTGATGGCGTTATTGGCAGTATCATTCTGCAGCACCGACTCCAGGATACGATTTGCCTCAAACCACAGCTGCCAGGGCACAATCAGCTTCTGCCCAATCAGGCCGATGGGATGGCCTTTATCATTCTTAGCAGTCCCGACCAGGATCATCAGATCTTCAATCCCAGTCTCACTGATATCAACAGCAGTGGTGGGGACGTTACTCTGATTCCCACTCGAGGTCGGATGGGCGCTGCTGCACATACACACGCCATCGCCGCCGAGATAACTCCCACTGAAGGCCCGGTTATACACATTAGCGCAGACCCACTCCTTCGTCTGCCGCATGGTAAAGGCCAAACGCTGGGAACGCCGCTTCCCGACAACCTCATAAAGGTTGTTAAGCTGATCTTCCCAGGACACAATAAAGCCGAGGGCATAAACCACATGGGTATACCGCTGGGTGTAGCCCTGGCTCTCATCTTCGTAGGTGACGCCTTTGCCCTGGTTCTTAATCTGCGCCAGGCCAAAGCCGCTGGCCAGGACATCCTCTTCCCACGCCATTTCACTGGTGTGCTGGTCGAAGAGCTCCGGCCATTGAGGAGTATGCTCGTTGTATTGGGTCCCGAACCAGCTCAGGATTCCCGGTCTCATTGCCTTGGGGAATGCACCAGTCGTAATCATAATTACACCCCCAAGGAGCCGTCGCCATCGCCAGTAGAGCGAAGCGTGTGGAGGTTAATCATCACATGCCATTTAGAGTTAACAGTTGCGATGTCGTTTGCAGGATCGGGTACCGCACCGAGAATTAACAGTTGGTAGGATGCATTGGC